ACTTTACTTTGATGGACTTGAAGATGATTTTGCATCAGAACTCGCATTAGATCTTGATGAAAAAGAAGAGAATGTGCAAATCACTGTACAATACTTACTTAAAAGCGGACTGCTTGAAATGTGTTCCGATGAAGAATACTACTTGCCTGACACAAAAGATAGTACAGGATGTGAAACCGCAGTAGCTAGTAGGGTTCGTAAACATAGAGAAAAACAAAAAGCGTTACAATGTAACACTAATGTAACGCAAGTGAAACATTTGTGTAACGGAGAGATAGAGAAAGAGTTAGAGATAGAGAAAGAGTTAGAGATAGAGAAAGATAGTAGTGCAAAAAGCACTACAACAAAACGCAAGCGTTTTGAAAAACCCTCTATCTCTGATATCCAACAATACTGTATCGAACGCAATAACAATGTAAATGCTGAACAATTTTTTGATTATTACGAAAGTAATGGTTGGAAAGTTGGTAAAAACTCCATGAAAGATTGGAAAGCAGCGGTTAGGACATGGGAGCGTAGCGAATACAGAAAACCTAATTCTAAAAAGAATAGCAAGGAAGATGCAATGAACGTAGTAAAGGAGTTGATGGAAGAATATGAACAATCAGCAACAGATAGTGAAAGCGCTATCGATGTTACAGATAGCGTACAGTACTGATATGTCAAAGGAACGCATGAAGTTATATGTTTCAATGCTTTCAAACGTCAACCCAATCACGTTAGAACAATCTGTAGCGAACTTAATTAATCGTTGTAAATTTTTACCAACTATCGCAGAAATTAGAGAGGAATGTTCCGCATTAAGTGCTTTTGTAAATGCACATGAGGAACTTCCGACTGCACAAGATGCATGGGAAAGGGTATATCAAGTGGCACGATCATATGGCTACGATAAAGGGTTAGATAAACTAGATGGGTTAACGAAACAATGTGCTAAGGCAATATGGAAATCGTTTGACCCTCAAAACGGAGATAACTTCAACGAGATGTCTTGCCGTTCGCAGTTCGTGAGGAACTATGAGTCGCAAGAAATAAGAGAACGTGAGCGATTGAGATTGGCCAACTCAATCAAGGATAATCACTTGTTGTTAAAAGCAAGGGAGAAAGCAGAAAAGGAACGTGTGTTACTCAATTCTGGTCAGAAAAGAATTGAAATGACTGCAACTGGTAACTTAGTAGAAGTAGCCAAAGAACCAGCAGATGTAGAAGAAATAATCAACAAAAGCAAAATGTCAGACAAAGGGAAAGCGTTATTAAAACAGGCAATAGGGGGTTAAACGTGAGGGAAAGAGTAAAAGAGTTTGATGTAAGTGTAAATGTTAGCTTTAATGTTAGTTTTCAAGTACTGGCAAACAACGAGGCACAGGCAAGAACCAAGATTGAAAACTTGCTAGAAATCATGAGGAATGAGGCAACAGTCGATTGCCACATTCACCCTAGCTACGATGTATATGTAGATGATTGTGAGGCTAAACTAAACCAGCTTAGTTATTGGTAAGGGGTATAAATGCTAAGTAAAAAACGAAAGATGGTAATCACTATTGAGATACCTCTAAATGTAGATACGCAAGCAGAGGCAACTCAACAGATGCAAATGATTATGAAAGCTGATGCACGAACTTTTGAAAGCCTAGAGGAAATCATCAAGGTGTACAAAGGAACAATGTGTATCGAACAAAAGATATAAAGGAGAATTGAATGAACACAGTACAAATTATGGGGAATTTAGCACGTGATCCAGAAGTCCGCTATACACAAAGCGGAAAAGCAGTTGCAACATTCACAGTTGCAGAAAGCAATACTTACTTAGATAGTGAGGGGCAAGCAAAAGAACAAACCGCTTTCGTCAACTGTGTGGCTTGGGGAAAGCTAGGCGAAAGCGTAGGTAATTTGAGAAAAGGCAATAGAGCGTTCGTAGAGGGGCGATTACAAACACGTTCCTATGAAACGCAAGATGGACAAAAACGATATGTAACAGAAGTTGTAGCAAACTTTGTTGGTACATCATTAATGAATGATGATGCTGGTGCTGGTGCATCTAACTTTGATAGTTTTGAAAACAATGATACGGATGAAAATGTTCCGTTCTAGGTGGTGATTATATGAATGGATATGAAGTTATGAAACAAGTAGGGAAATGTCCTGAATGTGGTTGCACGGAGTTTGTTATTAACTCCGAAGTCAGTGGAACTGTTTCTTATTTGGTAAGTCTAGTTGATGAAGAGTGTGATAATTCAGAAATGTATTCAGGACTAGACTACAACCATGATGAATGGTGTGTTTGTGCTAATTGTGAAAAACAACTATTTAAGTATAAAGATTATTATGCTAGCGGCGATTTTTTACTTGAATAAAAGATTACATCAAGGAGTGAGTATTAACATTGAACGCACCATGTAAGGGATGCGAATACAGAGAGGTAGCTTGCCACGTAAAGTGTCCAGCATATCGAATGTACAAACGCAAAAGGGAAACGATGCAAGAGAACACAATCAAACAGAATGATGTGTTAGCGTACCTTGGGGATAACGTAAAGAAAGTAAGGCACCGCATGAGAAAAGTAAAGTATGGATGTATGGTGATTGATTAGAGGTGAATAGGAAAGAGAATGAATATATGGGGGTTATTTGATGATGGCAATGGATGTTATCGTCAAGCGGTAGATGAATATAACGTGAATGTTGGGGGGGCGGCACACGATCACATCAATAGGTATTGGTGATGCGTGTATAAACCAAGACCTTGCAGTTAATATGCTGCATAAACCAAACGCATTATGGGAGCAGTTGGACAAGCTAGATAGACCTGATGTTATTCTAGCTAGTCCACCTTGTGAAAGCTGGAGCGTGGCAAGTTCTATGAAAGGTGGTAATGCGTGTTGGAAACAAGAAAAGGATATGACAATCAATCTATTTGGTGAATATGAGCAAGGGAGTAAATTCACAATCAGAAATCACATTGATTATGAAAACTACCAATTCAAGTATGATAAGTCATTTCTAACACGTATCAATGGTGAGATGTGCATATACAACACATTGAAAATCATTGAGCGGTATCAACCTAAAGTATTCGTTATTGAAAACCCAGCATATGGGCGGATATGGGAATACATCAAAAATGTAATAGGGTTCGATGTTCCTTATGATAATTTAACCTATTACAACAACTACGATTACCCAGTTAAGAAACCAACTAAATTTGGTAGTAATATCGATTTAAAGTTATTAAATGACAATATAAAGTCTAATTTACGATGTGCAGACTTAAAAAGTAATGGTAATCGATATAACACAAGGTCAAATATTCCGTTGGATTTAGTAAAAGATATTTTAAAACGATGTGAACAATATGTAGAGGGGTGAGTGTTTGACAGAGCAAGATATTCAATATGCGTTAGGGCAACATTTGTTTCTTAAAAATATATGCATACCTAATGTAATGATGAGGGATAGCGGAAAGCCGCCTTATGAGGCTGACTTTGTATACTTCAATCTAAACACTTTGCACTTAACAGAAGTTGAAATCAAAACGGATATAAATGATTTTAGAAATGATTTCAAGAAAGCACGTTATCACGATAATCACAATGTGATGTATCTGTATTACGCAATACCAAGAGATTTGTATGATGATCATTATGAAACGATTGATGAATTACTTGGTGATGCTGGTCTAATCTTAATTGATGAAATAGATACATTTGATTTTAGAGGCAATATTTATGAGTTTGGTGGCTTTGTAAAAAAGGCTAAACGAATAAAGGGTTCTGTTAAGTTAAATGAACAAGAAAAAGAATATTATATGCGAATTGGGTGTATGAAGTGGGTGAATAGATAATGCCAATAAACAGTAAAGAAAAAGGTGCTAGAGGCGAACGAATGTGGCGTGATGTATGTAGGTCGCATGGGTTTGATAAAGTCCGAAGAACTGCACAATATTGCGGTAATACAGGCGATGCCAGCGATTGCGTTGGACTGCCTAACATACATCAAGAAGTCAAATTCGTTGAAAATCTGAATGTACGTAAAGCATACGAGCAAGCAGAACACGATGCAATACAAGCGGACAATGGCGATATGCCAATAGTAGCTTGGAAAAAAAGTAACAAGCCATGGTTAGTAGTAATGAAAGCGGATGATTTCTTCCGTATCTATAAAGAAAGTAAATGGAGTAACGAGAATGGCAG